AGAGTATCTCTATCTTCTTGAGTAAGTTTCTTACGTGCCTTAACCGCATTTACCAAACCTCTCGTGTAACCCGCAGTTGCGAACCAAGGGAATGCGATGTTGTCAGTCAACGCTAAGTTTCTAACTACTTCAGATGTTGGTGGAATATAGATTTGAGTGTTATTAACACCGTCTCTTACCAAAATCCAAGGGTAGTAAGTTGCTGAGTAGTTAGAATCAATTCCTGACTCCTCCAAACTGTCAACTTCTTCTTGAGGGTAAATAAAGTCACCATCAAAGTTGTTTGTATTAGGTACGAACATATTGTAGTCAGGTGCCGTAAAGATGTAGATAGAATCTGCTCTGTCTTGTTCTACAATATCAATTGCGTTTTCAACCAAGTTAGAGTTATTAATATAATCAATACCTGGTGTAACAAATACATTGATGTCTACCGCTTCAGGGTTAGCAAAAGTCTGTTGACCCCATAGGTATGCGTAGAAGTCAGAGTTAGCCCATTCTTGTTGGTCAGGACCTGTAATCTGCTTGAATGCTCCCCATCCTGTTGCGTCAGGATAAGAAGGACTGTATTGTGCATTTATTAAGTAACCTGTGTTACCTAAAGTAAATGTATCATTGTTAGAACGATACTCACGATAGATATCCCACCCATCAAAACCATTTTGAGCCAATAAAGTGAACTTTCTTGAATACAAGAAGTAATATGGGTTTGATTGATTTGTTGGGTCAGCTTGGAATGATGCAACACCACAGTCAAATGCAGTTTCACCTGAGTTTACATATGCACCTTGAATTGTAACAACTGTTGCTCCTGAGTCCATATGGAAACCTTTGGTAATATATGGCCAAGGTTGAGTTGTTGGTGTAGAATTTAAGATTTGTTGACCTTTGTAATCATAGAAAGATGGGTCGATACCTACTGAGGTAGAAATACCTAAGTAAGCTCTTCTAACTTTATCACCGGAACTTCTGATTGCATTGTCTGTACCAAGTGGAGTACCAAAAGGTGGATTAGCAATAATTTGACCAGGTGTATAGTATTCTGTTTTGTAAACAGGGAACGGAGGTGTAAGACCAGCATACTCTCTCATTCTGTATCCTTCAAAACCACAAGGTAGTGCATCCACCGGAGCTTCCTCATCCATTTCAACCATAATGTATTTTGATTGAAGTAAGAACTCACCGTTTGCAGTACCAATCTTTTTAGCTACGAAACTGTTCGAACCTGGATTCAAAGTACAGTTAGTAAACTTCTCAATAACTACAGGATTCTGGTCGGTATCGAAGAAGTCACGAACAATAACATCAAATGTTCCATTTCCAAAAGAAATGTTTGCGATTGAAATCTTAACTTGTGCGTTTGCTGAGTTTCCGTCTGATACCAAGATAAACTTGAACAATCTGTAAACAATGTTACCACGAAGTTCAGACACCAAATAAGGAGTTTCAGGAGTTTGGTACTGCTGTAGGTAGTAAGCAATTGATGATGAATCTGTAAATCCACGTGCTTCACCAAGTCCTAATACATTTCCTGATAAACCACGAATCTGTCCTTGGTTGTATCCATCAATAAGTAGAGAATTGAATACTTCTTCAACAAACAAAGGAACTTCTGTTCTTGGTTTACCGAAGTTAGAACCACCAAATACCTTAGTAAGGTAGTTACTATCAGCTAAATTCATTGAAGTTTCAAAACTAAACGCTTCACCATCAACAGTATTACCTGAAATAACAAACGTAGAGAATGGATTCTGAGAAATACCACTGTAGGTTCCAGTACCAATCATAGTTACCTGTGTTGTTGCTGAAACAGTATAAACGGGACCACCACTCGTATTAGTATTAATACCTCTTGAACGAAGAGTTGCAACAACTACATTGTCGTAAGTTGGGTAGGTTTCTCCTGTGAATGTATTAACATACGTTTCCATAGTACCACTAAAAATACCACTACCCAAATCACTAATTGAAGTTAGAACACCACCTAGACTGTAACCTGAGTAAGTACTTGGAGAACCGGTTAAATAATCAAAAGTACCGTACCACCAAACATCGTTTGTGTTAGCGGATAATGTCATATCTTCAAAGATGTAGTTATCAACATCAAAATACTCGGTGACACCGGTCACGGTATTGATAGAACCACCTGTCAAAGTAGTAAAGTCGGTACTTGCCAGTGCTCCCCACAAGTATGCGGTAGTACCCGATTGTACAGAAGAAGTATCAAAGTAACTTATTTCTGCTAATGCTGAAGTATCGAAATCCGCATCTATTGAAGATTGGTTTCCGTTGTATTGTGTGTATGGATTGTCCCAATCATTTTCAACAAACTGAGGTAGTGCCGTTTTATTCAAGTTAGTAATGGCCTCAGTGGTACCTGTGAAGTAAACTTCGAACGGTCCTTGAGTTCCTGTTTCAACAACAGTGATTGGGTCTAAGTTACCAATTGTTGATATAGTCCAAGAAGGACCTGCATCATAACCCGATAAACCCAATACACGGGTCACGAATAGTTGATTAGATTGCTGAAGATAAGCCTTAGCTATATAGGCTGCTTCGTATTTTGGAATTTGAGTATTCACGAATTTTTGTGGAGAAGTTCCTCCAAAAATTGCCGTGAACTCATCGAAATTTGTTATGAATATTGGTTCAAATGCGGGTCCTTGTAAAGTTTCACCAACGATACCTAAGGTTGTTACACCCACGCTTTGTGCCACAAAACTCAAATCTCTTTCAGAAGTATAGACACCTGGAGAGACAAATACTTTGTTTGATGTTGCCATTTAAATTGCGTGTTACAGAATTTTATTTATAGTATAAATATTCAGTTTTTTTCAAAAGGATTTATGCTATAATCCATATTTATTAGAAAAGCGCCTATTTTTCTGCTTTTTTTATCTTTGTTATGGAACCTATCAAAAACATCAAAATATCGCAGTCAACACACAAACTACTTAAGGATTATTGTAACAAGAGGGGATTCAAAATACACAAGTATCTTGAATTGTTAATCCAAGAAAATTGTAAGGAAGAAAAAGATATATACGGGGAGGGTTAAACTAAGAACGCTCTAACCTCAATATTGGCAAACTCACCATCTTCAATTTTAACCACTTCTATTCTAACAACATCACCACTGGTGACTTGAATGTTGTATACATCGTCACCAACATAAAGGTCATTAAAGTATACCGAAAAGGAATCTACGTTGTTTGAATTATTAACGATTAAGTTTGCAGTATATCTAAATGTTTCACTTATAGATGTGGTATCACCTGAGTATCTGAAGTCCAAATCAAAATTATTTGGACGAGGTGGTTGTCCTTTGGCTCTTCTTGCTCCTGTTCTTGATGCAACTTCAACCATAGTTAGAGCACGTGTAATACCTGGTGCAACTTCAAACTCCTCCTCGTCAATAAGGAATCCTAACATTGTAAAGGTGTATGTTTGAACGTAATACTTTCTTTTGTCCACGGACATCTCAGACTCGTCACTGACATTATCCAAAATAATCGGAACATAGTGCCCCTTGATAAAAGTATATGCCTGTCTTGAAGCGAACGTTTGCATAACCGTTTTATTAAACGAATTAAGTTCTCTCATTCGGTTACAAACTAATTTAACCTGATATGTGATATCTATAGGAACTGGTTGAGGAATCTTATAGATATCAACACCCTTTCTTGTTCCGTCCCACGTAGGAACTTTAGCATATACAAACTCTTTTCTGTTTGGTATGTTGTAGAATAAGGCAGGATTACTTCCGTATTTAACCTCAGGTTGTCTTACGGTTGTAATGAACGGAGGAAGTACGTTACCATTTAAATCCTGAAAATTCCAAGTTTCTGTGAACTGAGCCCAGTTCTGTGTTGTTACAATAATGTCGATAGAAGGAACAACCTTACCGTCACTGTAAAGTTTCAACTCGTCTTTTACAAAATCCAACATCCCCCTGTCAAGGTCGGCGTGTAAGATACTTTTAGGCAAATAGGTTCCGTCCTTTTGGATAAACTCCAAAAGTTGTTCCCTTCTTGGATACAATTCCTTTTTAGGAACTAAAGGAAGGGTTGGTTTAATTTTTTTTGGAACCGCCATTAGAATCCGTCAAATTCAGTAGCACTAACAGGAGTCGCAGTATAAGAGTAATAGAAAGACTTATACCCCCCATATGTGTGTTTATTATCGTAATCGGGTGTTGCAGCATCAATTACCGAATAGAACCTCATTTCGTTTTCGTTAATCCAATAACCGATGTAGTCACCAAGCTTGATGTTTATTTTAAGTTCTTCAAGTTCTTTGTTATAAACAGAAAATGTCATATTACCCGGTTCGTTTTGTAAAATTCTTGAACCGTTGATAAAATTGTTGGTTGCCTCTTCAATTTTAACATACGCTTTGAACTCTATCGGTGCTTTGTATTGAACACCATCAGAGGTCACTTCACCATAAACATCATCTTTTTTTGTACGAGCTTCGTCTACTGAATACAAAACTAAGGTGAAGTTCATATCACCATTTAACCACTCTCTACCCATAGAGATGTCCAAATCATAATCTTCACCACCGAAGAATTTGTTCAGACGAGTAATAGGATTTTTACGATTTACAGTCATATTGATAAATATTGACAAATCAATTATATTTCAGCAAAGAAGTTGTGGAACAAGAGTTAGACAATATATCACACATTCCTGAAGTTAGGGCTCATCGTATTTTAGAAAATTACGAGGGGTCTAACAATTATATACTCTTGCTCAAGAAAAAATTCTTAACCAACAAAAACTTTAAGATTACAAGAAACCAGTGTGACTACGTAATTGATTACCACGAAACGGTACCAAAGGTCGCACGTAAGTGGGTTGATTTGGATACGTATTTTTCCAAAAAGATGATGGAGGAAAAACTCTACACCAAAGAACCAAAGAAAATCTATATTGAAAAGTTGTTGTTGGAAAAAGATAAGTCGTACCACATTTGGGGTAAGATTTTTGAATCCGAAGAACTTCACGACTTTTGGTTACCAAAAAGTGCGATACCTGCAAACAGAGAACGAAAGGTAGAAATTGATTATTCAAAGTATTCAAACCGTCCACCACTTAATCACCAAAAAGAAGCAATCGAAAAACTTGTCGGGAATGACAAGTTCATTTTGGCGGATGATATGGGTCTCGGTAAGACTACTTCTACGGTTATCGCGGCTCTTGAAGCAGGTATAAAAAAAGTTTTAATTGTTTGTC